TGCTACGGGTAATGTACCTGCTGTTAAAGCTGAACTTGATGTTGAATATAATGCGTAGTTAGCTGCAGAGAAAGAAGTTAACCCTGTACCACCATAAGCTGTTCCTATTGTGCCACCATTCCATGTACCGCCTGTAATGACGGAAGTGCCGAGGTTAAAAGCGTTCGTACCAAACGTAACGCCTTCTGGAAGATAACCATGTAAATCCCAAGTGCCACCAACTGTAGCGTTATTAGTTAAAAATACTGCACCAGCTCCACCAGATGGAATTGTTCCAATCGTGGCAGCAGCATAATCCTGAATGGTTAAAGTTCCTGTAGCAAGGTTATTAAATACAAACGCCACTCCAGTTGTCAGAGTAGTAGCATCAGGCAGGGTATATGTTTGCCCTCCAGTACCAACAAGACTTTGAATATAACTTGAGGCTGTTGTTAATGCAGTGGTACCTCCAGCAGCTGTGGTATTTGCGTTAGATTGATTAACTCTATTAACGTTTATGTTCTGATTAGCGTCTCTTAAAACTACAGAGTTAGCGCCAGATGATGTAGTAACGCCTGTACCACCATAAGCTACAGCTACAGTTGAACCTTGCCAAGTGCCAGAAGATACTGTTCCTAATGCACTGACATTACTTGAACCATCTAGATTAACTGATTTGCTTGAAGGGTATGTAACAAAGACATTGACTACACCTGAGAATGTAACTGCAGTATTAGAATTGCTTGAAGATAGAATTGTGTTACGAGTTAATGTAGGTCCCGTAGTAGAGTAAGTACCAATACCTACTTCCCAGTTACCTGCCGCATCTGTCGCAGAATAATAGGTTGTGTTTCCGTTACCAATAACGGCAAAGGATTGGAACCCAGTAACTGACGCAGTTAGGGTAAAGCTGACTGTGGTGTTAGCCGTACCCTGCTGCTGGACACGATCATTTAACGCAAGAGCCATTTAAGCTCCTTAGCTTGTTGCAGTTGTTGAGTATGTAACCGCTACTGTATCGCCAGCTGTAGTAATCTTAGCTGTTGTAAATGCTCCTGCTGAATATAACACACCACCAGTATTAGATTGTGCGCTTGAAGCGCCTGTACCTGTCACTAGGAAACAACCACCTACTGTACCGCCTGCACCTGTAATAGTGTAAGTAATAGCAGCAGCTGCTGAAGTTGTAACGTTTGATGGTGTTGATCCTGTTGATGTTGCGGATGCAAATACTGCTGTACCACGAACTGCTGATCCACCTACTGTGTAGTTAATAAATTCTGTCCAGCCAGCATGGGATGTTTGTGTGTCTGATCCAGTACCAAATGTAGGTGAAGCACCTGAAATAAGACCTAAGAACGGACCTACTACAGTATAGCTAGTGCCTTTTAATAAAGTATCTAACATGAGTTCTTTGCCAACAGCGTTGACTAGATTTGGGAATGATTCTTCCCATTTTAAATTACCATCTTTATCACGGCATGTAACATGATAAAAACCTTCAATTCCTACAGTTTCATTAGCAGTTGCACCAGCATTTAGCGTGATGGTAGCATTATCTCCAAATCCACCTTTTTCATTTTGATTCATAATTGACTCCTTAATTAATTCGTAATACAGCAGTGGTTGAGGTAGCTGCTGGAAATTCTATTGTAAATGTTGTAGTGGCTGTTTTTACCCCACCAAAGCTTAATACTGCGACTGATGCGTTTGTAGTGCTATTATATATCAAGGCGCCTGCTGCAGCAAAATTTGCAGGGCTCCAAGTAACATTAGCAAACGTAACATAAGCCGTGTTATTACTAGTATCACTACCCACTGTAGGAGTTAATGTTAAACCGCCCGCTGTGTAGCCAGTACCTGTAATTTCGTTAGTTGTTGTATATGCCGTTGTTTCGCTATTAATAATAGCCGTTGCATCATACAAAGCAATTTTATATGTATAAGGTGAACCTGTAAAAAAATTCTCTAAACCTTTTAATAGATTTAGTTTAAACGTCGTGGTCTGTGCTTGTCCTAAAATCATTTAACTGGATACCTTACTTGGCCTGATCTATATGCATCTTGTCTATCTTTACCATCTGCAAGTTGTTTCAATAGAAGCATTGCTTCGTCATATCTAACTCTATAATTATCAAGTACGTCTTTTTCGCCCTTCATATAAGTGTAAGCTTCTAGTAAAGAACCATATAAAAGAACTGAACTAAAGTTATCACCTAACCAAGTTGTACCGCCTGAAACAGTTGTAATTGACTCAGGATAATAGAAATAATGTAACTCTACTGCATAACTGGCATCAGGTGTAGGTCCCATAATAAATGTGTTTTGGTCGAATACTGCGTAATACTCAGGCACACCATAAAAATCTGAATCTGTATCTGGAAATGATTGTCTAATAAAGTTCACGTCCTTATTTAAAAGATACAAGTATTCATTATTCGCATTAATTACAGCTAAGCTAAATGTAGATAACCAACCCGTAGGTATAGCTAAATACTTATTTCCAGACGTAGTTGTACCTGTTACGTTTTTACGTAACGCTGGTAATTGGACTGTATTATAGATCCTCTGTTCAGCTTGAGTAATAAACGTATTTATTACCGTAGTCGTAAACTGATTTTCTGTGTAATCCTGTATTTGAGCTACAAGCTGACTGTAATTCATTTATTACGCCATTGGGCCTCTAGCTTTAGTACCTTTAGTCGCTGCGCCGCAACCACGAATTTGTGTTTCACCATGTCTATTTATTGCATTAGAACCTGGGTCACCTGCGCTTACACGTTGTCTAGCTGTACCTTGATTTAAGTCTTGAGCTTTTAACTTGTTAGGGTCTTGGCTAAAACTAATATCTGCATTAGGTACAACGATTGGTTGTTTATATTCTGCCATGATAATTATCCTTTTTTCTGTGCTGCAACTTTAGCCATACCGCGACCCATAGTTTTCATGTCAATGTTCTTTTTACCGCCTTTAGAACCTGCATGTTTAGGACCCTTTTCAATGCCTACTTTAGCGCCGTCATTGCCTAAATTTTTACCTTTAGTTTTACCTTGTTTGGTAATACCATCAGCTCCTGATTTATATGCCATGTTATTTCTCCTTAAGTTGTTGTTACTGTTACTGTGCCTACGTTACCTATACCTACTAGATCATTTGGCGTTAATCCAGCATCGTTTAGTCTTGACCCACCTACAGGGTTCCAACCCCATTGTATAATTCTACTACCTAGTGTAGGTACGCCTGTTTCAGTTTGTAATGGTCCTGTCACTTCTACTGTTTGTAATCCATTTAAACCTGCCTGATAATAACTAGGACTGTCGGGTCTTGGATTTCGCACTGCTTGCGGATCATTAACTGGGTATAGGCCTAAGCTTAACTGTGGTTGATCCGGTTCCCAACATTCTGGGCATACGAGTATATTAACATTTTTTGTCTTTATAACTAAGCGTTTTAATTGCGTTAGTTTAAATCTAAATCCACATCGATCACATTGGGATATGGAATTCTTGGCACTAGCGTATTTAATTGGCATTTAACTATCCGTGGTAAAACATTTCACGAGGTACAAACCTCACACTTGCTTTTTCTCTATCCTCATCTGCTGCTAGTTGAAACGCTGTTTCATAATCTGCTCTTAACATTGCAATTCTATCGGGCATAACATTAGGTAATTTCATACTTAAATAAGCGGCTAACCCTGCAACCATGCAAGGAATAAATCTAAACGGAATGTCTTCTACAGTTACACCGTTACCTGCATCTTGTATACGTCTTAATCTGTAATAAACAAACTGATAGAAATTACTTTGATCTGGTGCTGGCCATACATTGACTGTTGGAAGATTTTGCACATAGACTTTAGATGCTGTTAAGTGAGTTGCAGCGGTAGTATTGTATACACCACGTATACATCCAGTTAAATCATTGCCACTAATACCGCCATACTGAATAGTCTCGTTATCTACTTTGATAAAACCAAATTGTGCTAAGCCTACAGTCGATGTTAAAGTAATCGTTGTTTCTGTCGCATCTAATGCTTCAGCTGTAAGAATTGTAGTAGGGTTTTCTTGGCCACTTTGTCTATTAATCCAAACTTGGATAGGACGACCTGTTGCATTTTTATTAGGTATTGTAATGTAGGTTGATTCACTAATACGGTTAATATTAATGTCTTGTTGGTTTGATCCTGTTCCAGTACGCGT